TAGAGTAAATGGTTATTTAGAAAAGATTCTCCAAAGATATGCAGACGATAATAATTCTGAAAACTTTTTATCTTTTGAATTAGAAAGTATTGCTAAAAATGCAATATGGTTAGCAAAGAAAAAGTACATGCAAAATATTGTATGGAAAGATCCAGATATTCATTATGAAGATCTATCTAAAATTAGTTCTAAAGGATTTGAAATTATTCAATCGTCAACTCCAATATTTGCTAGAGAAAAACTAAAAGATTTATTAACATATATCTTTTCTGTTGAAAAATTAGATATGAAAGATTTTGCCTCATTACTTAAAGATATTAAAAGGCAATTTAAATTAGCAAATGTAGATCAAATATGTTTCTCAAGAAAAGTAAATAATTATCAAAAGTATATTGTTAATGATTATGAAACTTTTGAATTTGCATCAAGATGTCCAATCGGCGTAAGATCTGCAGGTTATCATAATTACTTATTAAATAATTCTACATCTAAAGGTAAATATCAACCTTTAGGAAATGGTGAAAAATGTAAAATGTATTTTTCAACTGATAAATCATGTGAGGTATTTGCATTTGCTCCAGGAGAATATCCTTATGAGTTTGCACCACAGATCGATCATGATAGACAATTTGAAAAAACAATATTAGATCCAATAAATCGTGTAGTAACAGCAATGGGATTTAAAGGATTTAATCGAAACTTAATTTATACTACAAGCTTGTTCTAAGTAAACAAAAAGCAAAAAAACAATATAATAATAAACAAAAACTAATATGGCAAAAGAATTTTCATTCGCAGATTTAAACAAGGAAATGTCAAAGATATCCGAATACGGAGAAACTTTAGATAAATCAACAATTTCAGAAATTGATCATTATATTCCAACTGGGAATTTTCATCTTAATGCATGTTTAACTGGATCTTTATTTGGTGGTTATCCAAATAACAGAGCAGTTGCATTAGCAGGACCATCAGGTACTGGTAAAACTTATCTTATTCTTAATGCAATCAAACAAGCACAAAAGCAAGGATACAGTATTGTATTTTATGATTCTGAAAATGCTGTAGATAAATCATTAGTAGAAAAATTTGGAATTGATCCTAAAACATTCCGATATGAACCATGTAATACTGTTCAGGAATTTAGAAGTTCAGTAACTGCTATTACTGATGTATTAATCGAACAAAAGAAAAAAGGTATAAAATTACCAAAAATTATGGTAGTCTTAGATTCTGCAGGTAATCTTGCAACTCAAAAAGAAATCGATGATGCAAAAACAGGAAGTAGTAAAGCTGATATGACAAGAGCTAAATTACTTAAGTCTACATTTAGAATCATTATGACTCAATTTGGTATATGTAAAATACCTTTCTTATTCACAAATCATACATACCAAACACAAGATCTATTTTCAAGACAAGTAGGTGGTGGTGGAACTGGTCCAGAATATGCAGCATCAATTATTCTTTTCTTAGGTAAAGCAAAACTTAAAGAAGGTATCGAACAGACTGGAATTATTGTAACGGCTAAACCAAATAAGAATCGTTTTGCAAAACCAACACCAATTAAGTTTCATATATCTTTTAATAAAGGTATGAATCCTTATGTAGGTTTAGAAGAATACATTGGCTGGGATATCTGTGGTATCGAAAGAGGTAGATTTATTACTGAAGGTGCATTTGGTAAATTACCAGATCCAGGTAAAGCAGAATGTAGAATCCATAAATTTAAAAAAGAAGGTAAAGATATTACTGTATATTTTCAACCGTCACCAACCGCACGTAAAATTTGTGTAAAACATTTAAATGATGCAGTTGATCTTAATCAATTATATACACCTCAAGTTTTAACTGATGATGTATTAAAATTACTAGAACCAACAGTAGCAGCAAAATTTACTTATGGTGATGAATTAGAGCAAGAGGAATTATCCGATATAATTACTGAAACAACAGTAGACGATGTTACCGAAAACTCTTAATACGGCAAAGCTTAAGGTAAAGTACGTATTAGGAAATCACACCACATTGCATTCATACCCTGATGCCGAAGATGTTATTTTTGAACTAATACGTGATTACTGTGCTAAAGTTGCAAAGGAGATTAAATTTACAGATATCTCTATGGCAAAAAGATGGAGCCTTACAAAAGAACAATGTAATACTATTTTAACTACCTTACTTAAACATAAGATTGTTAATATTTCATTACAAAATTCTGCATACACTACATATGAAGTAATTTATAATCCTTACGAATAAAACTAATTATGTTTTTTAGCATATAAAAATAAAAATACATGAAATCAAGCATAGACCACGAAAAGATTTTCTTTAACTATTTTTTAACAAAACCACATTACTTAAAAGGAACAAGTAATGGTTTTTTTGCAAATAGAGATTTAGATCAAATTGCAAAATTATCAAAAGATTTTTATTTAAAGTTTGGTGAAAGCCCATCTAAACAACAGATGAATGCTTTAGTTAAAGATGATCCTAATGAAATTTCTGGTGATATTGTAAATTCTGTTTATGATATTAATATTAAGGAGTATGATCAGGATTGGTTAAAAAGAACTGGTGAAGCATGGGTTAAGTGGAAACATTTTGATAAACAATTAGTAAGAACAATTGAATATGTAAAAACTCAAGATGTTTCTCCAGAAAACGTAGAGGATGTAGTACAACGTGCAATAGGAATGATATCTACTGATGGTTCAATTAATTTTGATACTGATGTAGGTTTAGATTTCTTTAATCCTGAATCTCACGTACAGAGAACATCAAAGAAAATAGAAACAGGGTGGAGTTTTGTTGACAGAGTATCCGGCGGAGGTTATGATACTAAATCATTAATTGTTTATGCAGGAGAACAAAATATTGGTAAATCAATATGGTTAGCAAACGATGCAGCTAATTTTGTAAGGATGGGTCATAATGTAGTTTTCATTACAGCAGAGATGTCAGCTCAAAAAGTATTAAAAAGAATAGGATCTAATCTTTTACATATTCCAATGAGTGAATATGATAAAAATTCAGGTAATAGAGATTACATGAAAAGAAGATTAGAAAAAGTATCTCGAGGTTTATTACCACCAGGAAAATTATTTGTTAAAGAATATCCAACATCACAAGGTACTATACCAGATATAGAAGCATACTTAAAAGATTTAGAAGAAAACCAAGATCATAAAGTAAATGTATTAGTTGTAGATTATATTAATATTCTTGCAAATTATAGAAATCCTAATACTGAGAATACTTATATGAAGATTAAACAAATAGCAGAAGATCTTAGAGCATTAGCAGTTAAAAGGGATATGTTAGTTATATCGGCAACGCAAATTAATCGTGGTGCATGGGATGCAACTGAAGTAAGAATGGAAAATATTGCAGAATCTGCAGGTCTTGCGCATACCGCTGATGTAATGTATGCATTGATACAGGATTCTGTAATGCACGCTGAGCGAGAATATTGGTTAAAGGTTTTAAAAATTAGAGACGGTCAAGGTAAAGGATCTCGATGTAGATTTGATATTGATTATGAACATATGAGATTAACTGAGACTGATGATATATCAGCATAATAAAATAAAATAAAATAATATGTGGGGAAAAAAGAAAAAAGTTTTAACTAAAGGTGAGGATGATAAAAAATCAGGCCATGTTGAAAAAGATAAAATATTTAATAATACATACGGTGAACAAGATTTATCTCAAGGTAAAATAAACTTTACAGTTTCTGCATCTTGGTTAGATGGAATGGATCCTGATGATAAGCAACATTATGATTCTTTATTTGAACGTGTTGATGCATTAATTAAAGGTAGTGAATTTGAACATCTTAATGAAGCAACCCCAGATGGTGTTATTAAAAAACTAAACAAAGTACAAATTAATAAGGTATTCTTTTATCTTATAGAAAAAACAGGTTCTTCATATACAAGAATAGATTTATTTAGTGTTCTTTCAGATTACTTTGATGTATTTCCAAATAAATTCTATAATTCATTGTCAAATAAATTTAAGGATGAATTAATTAATGAATTAGATAAAAAATACAATATCCTAGAAAAAAGAAAAATCAGAAAATTATTTTAATATGGCAAAGAGAATATGGATGGTGTCCGATTCGCACTTAGGCTGTAGATCAAATTCTGTTTTGTGGCTCCAGATTATTGAAGATTATTTTTTTAAATTCTTTATTCCATTAGTTAAAAAGGAATATAAAGAAGGTGATGTTCTTTATCATTTAGGAGATGTATTTGATAACAGACAAAGTGTAAATCTAGCAGCACAGGATTTAGCAATCAGAATATTTGAAGAATTAGGAAAGGTATTTCCAGATATTCATATCATTGTTGGTAATCATGATATAATGAGAAAGAATTCAAATGAAATATCATCTGTTGATTGTCTTAAATATCTTCCTAATGTAACAGTATTAAAAGAACCTAAAGTTTTAAAATATAAAGATGCATCTTGTTTATTAATGCCATGGAGAAGAAATCATGAACATGAACAAGAAACTTTAGATAATATTAAGGATGATGTTGATTATATGTTTTGTCATACTGAAACGCGTGGTGTTCAAACTAGTCCAAGTACAAAGCATTTACATGATAGTGGAAATGAAGTAACTATCTTTAAAAGATTTAAGAGAGTATACTCAGGGCATATTCATTATAGACAAGATAAAGAAAATTTTGTATTAGTCGGTAATCCATATCAAATGACAAGATCAGATAGGGATAATCAAAAAGGAATTTACTTATTAGATTTAGAATCAGGTAATCATACCTTTTTTGAGAATCATATAAGTCCTGTTTTTATTAGATATTATATTAATGAAATTTTGGAAATGAGAATGGAAGAAATTGAAAATGAAATTAAAAATAACTTTGTTGATATTTTTATACCATCAAATGTATTAGGTAAGTATAATATTAATATGTTTATGGATTATTTAGATGGTTTAGCTAGAAAATTAGAACCAAGAATTTATGATGAAGAGAATCCTTATGATAGAGAAGATGGCGAAATGTCAGATTTTAATGGAGAGTTAAATTTAATGAATATAGCAGCAGAGCATATTAATTCTTTAGATTATGATAATGATTTAAAAGAAAGACTAAAAGTATCAGTACAAGAATTATATAAAAGAACCTTATCTCCTAACTATGAAGATTAAAAAAGTAGAGTTTAAGAATTTTGCAAGCTATGGTAACAGGCTGCAGGTAATAGACTTTGAAAAAGAAAAAAGTAATTTATATTTAGTCTTAGGTGGTAATGGTGCTGGTAAGAGTACTTTAGCAAAGGTAATTACATATTTATGTTATGGTAAAGTAGAAGGTAGTTCTTTAAAGGATTTACCAAATAGAGTTAATGGCGCACTGTATGGAAAGATTTGGTTAGAATCTAAAGGTAATGCAATTGAAATAGAGCGTGGAATTAATCCAGGAATATTTAATGTAAAAATTAATGGTGAAGATTATGATGTTGCTGGTAAAGTAAACCTACAAGATTTTTTAGAAACAGAGATATATGAAATACCTTATCATGTTTTTAAGAATGTAATTATTTTATCCGTTAATGATTTTAAATCATTTATAACAATGTCTCCTTATGATAAAAAAAGAATCATAGATAAGATATTTGGTTTTTCTATTATTAATGAAATGGCTGAAGCTATTAAGGAAAAGCGTAGAGGTATTATTGGAGAAATTAGAACTTATGAAGATGAGATAAGAACTCTTAATGAATCTATAGGTTCAGTATATGATAAAATAGAACAAATAGAATTATTAACAGCAGAAAAAGATGCTTCTAAGGTTAAAAAATTAAAGGAGGATTTAATTGCATTGAATGAAAACCGAAAAAAATTAAATAACTTTACTGAATTAACTAAAACAAAACTAGAGTCTTTAGATAAAGAATCTAGAAATAAGTCATCAGAACATTCTACATTGACTAATAAAATTTCTAATATTAAGCAAGATTTAAAATTGTTTGAAAATTCAACATGCCCTACATGTACTGCACCATTAACTTCTGATTTTCATTTGGAAATTAAAAAAGAAAAAGAAGGTTCTTTAATAAGTCTTAATGAACAATATGAAAGCGTTAAAATTGCATATGAAGATTCTATTAGTAAATTAAATGACCTAAGGCTTAAAGGTAGACAAATACATGTAAAGGCTGGTCAATTAGAAGTTTCTATGGAAAATATTAAATCTAAGTTAATTGAATTAGCAGATAAAGATGAATCCGATTCTTCATCTGATTTAAAACATTTAGTAAAAGATTTTAATACTCGTAAAACAGAAAAGTCAACAGATAAGTTAAAAAGTGAAGGAGAAGATTATTATTTAACTATCTTAGAAAATTTAATGGGCGAGGATGGTATTAAAAATCTAGCAGTAAGATCTATTCTTCCGTCATTTAATAATCATATTCTTTTAATGGGTAGGGAAATGGGAATTCCTTTTGGTATACGATTTAATGAAAAATTCTTTTGTACATTACATCATCTAGGAACAGAGATAAGCCCAAAGACATTAAGTACTGGTGAAAAGAAAAAAGTAGATTTTGTAATTATCATGGCATTAATGAAAATGATTAAAGTTAGATTCCCATCTCTTAATATTTTATTCTTAGATGAAATCTTTTCTTCCATTGATTCAGATGGTGTACATCATATAGTTAACATACTTCATAATACAATCCAGGATATCGGGCTTAATACATTTGTTATTAATCATACAGTATTACCTAGTGAATACTTTGATAAAAAATTAGAAATTACAAAAGATGGTGGATTTAGCGAATTTACAATTGAATCTATTGGATAAATATACTACAAGAAAAATTAATATCATAGATGTCAGCATATAATCAGGAATATAATAAGGACAACACAATCTTACGTTATATGATAGTAGCTCTTTTAGCAGATCTAAAAGATAAAGTTTACTATTATAATCAAATAGATGAAGATACTTTAAAGAAAATACCAGTCCCTTTCTTTTATTCAATAACAGGAGATGGTAGATTTTTAATGGATAATTTTCTTTTTGATGCAGAAGCTAAAGGTAAAGCTATAGGTGATTATGAAGTTGTACCAAGAGGTATAATACAATTAAATGGTATATCCATAGATTCGGGTAATCAAACAAATAAGTTTGCTAGAGGTGAATTTGTTCAAGAGTGGGAAGGTGTATTAAAAACATTTTCTTTAGAAACAAATTTCTTACCTTTAAATATATCTTTTGATTGTACAGTTGTATGTTCATCGAATTTAGAAATGTTAAAAGTAACTGAATCACTTATGAGCAAATTATATAAAAATAATTTGTTTCAAGTAGATTTAGGTATGATGAGGGTACAGGCATCTTTTGCAGTTCCTGAGGATTATACACAAAATAGATTATTTGAATTCCAATTAAATGATAAAAAAGAATGGAGCGTAACCTTTCCAATAGAAGTTTCTTCATTTATGCCAGTGTTTGAACAGGGTATTTTAATACCTGAGGTTAGTCTTATGACTAAGGCTGCGATTAAAGCTAACCCTACTGCACAAGGTGTAGGTATGCTAAGATCAGGTATTGATAATGAAATAGGTATTTACTTCGGTGGAGTATTCCAAAAATTCCAGCTGTCACAAGAAAGCTTATTAAAAGTACAACCTAGCGGAACGTTTAGTAATAAAGGATACATTAACCCAGATTCTATTCAAACAGGTGGTCCTTATTCAGAATCAATATTAACATCAGCCCCAATAGTACCTGAATCATTAGAAAGCTTAAATTATAGAAATGCAGATGCAATACCAAAAGTAGATGAATCAGGCTTAGGAAGTGTAGATGATGGCTTTGGAAAGTGATAAGCAATTAACAGTCAAGACTTAGAATATATAAAACAAATCAAATAAGTGTAATATGAAAAACACAATGAACGAAGGACAAACTCAGGTATATACTGATGGTGGAATAAATCCCCAAGCAGGTATTGATACTGATGCTGCCTATTTAAACAAGCCAAGGCAACAGCTAATGGATATAATCCAGGTGTTATTCAGTCAAAGTGGTAAATCTAAACCAGACGGTAAAGGTAAAATTTTAACTGGTGGACCAATGACAGATGAACAAGTATTAGCTATTTTGGTTGGAATGGGCATCCCTCAGCAAATGGGAATTTCATCAATAGCAAAATATCGAGAACAGCAACAAGCTCCATCCGATATATACACTGAAAATAATAATCAAAAAAATCATAACAATATGAACTTTACAATTACCGATCTGTATGAGAACGTTATGGATAGTATTAACGGATTGAAAGCAATGGATAATGATAATTCCAGAGTTTCATATTCTGTTAAAGAATCCTTAACTGTTTTAGAGGAAGCATTAAATGCATTCCCTATGAAATTAAAAAATGCTGACCTTTCTGCAATCAGCGAAGAATTAGAAAATTCTACTGACCCTAATCTTAAATTTAAAATTGCAAGAAACTTGTATACTAAACTATCTCAGTCAACTTGGTTAAATCCAATTTCTGAGTTAAGAGAGTATATAATGGAATCTTATAACAATGCTAAATGGCAATTTAGAATTAGCGAATCTGTTGAAAGAACATCAATGAAAAAAGGTAAATTAATCGAATCATTAAATAATGATTTAGTTTCTTTATTAAATGAATCAGATGTTAAATCTAAATTTGCTGCAATTGCTGCTAAGAATCCTTGGTCAGTTGATGTTAAGCAAATTGTAAATGAAATGAATGCTGAAGATCAAAAAGTAGCATCTACTGCAAACGGAAAAATTGTAAAAATTCTTTCTCCAGTTTTAGAATCTGAAAATGGTTTAACTTTCCAATTACATAATAAGAATTATACTTTTAATGGAAAATCTATTGTTGAAGCTAATGTAACTGATACAAGATTCTTCGATGTATCTGAAGGATTAAAAATGTTTACAAGAAGTGGAGATATTCTTTCACTACATGGAGATAATGGTAAAACATTAACTTATGATATTACTGAAGGAACTTTAAGCATGGGTAAAATTAATTTATCTAATGTAAGTATAATCGAATTAAAAGAAACATTATTGGCAACTAACTTTTCAGGTTATAAAAACCAATGGCAAAATGATAAAATTTGCAAATTCTTTGAAAGCGTTGATTTAGTTTGCGAACTAGATGATTTTACTACAATTCAAAATCAACAATTTTCTGATGTATTTTTAACTATGATTAATGTAGATGAAGGTATCTATATTAATAAGGTAAATCCTGGTATGCAATTAAATGAAATGATAAAGTTTAATACTGCAACAGAAACTGTTGATGTGGTAATGGAATTTATTAATTTTGATATTTCTCCAATTCTTTCTGAAAAATTAATTTCAGAGAATAATGAAAAGGCTATCATTGAAAATAAAAGAAAAGAACTTTCTGAGACTCTTACCTTTTTAGAAGAAAAGAAATCTGAAGTAGAAGCTGCAATTAAAAAATTAGGTGCAACTGAAGAATTATCTGAAGCTTTAAATCTTTTAGCTGAAGAGCATAAAGTTAAAGAAAAAGAATTAGCTGATAGTTATATTTCTGAAAAAAAAAGTAAGAGTGACTATTTAAACGATGGTTTCGTAGAAGCAACAATCAAAAAGAATGGACAAGGTCTAAAAAAAGGCCAAGAAGTTTTAGTAAGTGCTGAAGAGTATGCTTCTCTAGGAGATGAGGATATGTTAAGTGTTATTATTCCTAAAAACGGTAAAGGTGTAGTACTTCCTAAGTCTGATCTTTCTGTAAGTATCTAATAAACAAGCCTAACTATAATAATATATTGAATGAACCGATTGAATTTAAACAATCGGTTCATTCTTGTATATAAATAATAAATAAATCAAAGTTAATGGCAAGAAAAAGAAATTATCTAAACAACAGAGACCTCCTAGATCAGATAGTATTATCTAAAGAATTGGATGAACTTACACCAAAGGCCTTAGAATTCTTAATGCTATTGGCAGACAAATGTTCTATGAAGCTAACATATAGAAACCCAGAAGATAGGCAAGATTGTATTGCTTATGCTTATATGGATCTTTATAGATATTGGAGAAATTTTAATCCAGAAAAAAGTACAAATGCATTTGCTTATTTTACTGAAATAGCTAAAAGAGGATTTGCAAAAGGTTGGAATAAATTACATCCTAAAAAATATCATGGTACTGTTTCGATTAATGGTAGTGCTGATAGCGAAGGTATTTATACAATATAACATTGTATGAGCATTAAAAAGGTAAAGCCTACATCTAAGTCTGGATTTAAACAAGGTTATTATAAACCAAAGTTTCCTCAAAAGTATAGAGGAGGAGATCCTATTATATACAGAAGTAGTTGGGAAAGAAAGTTTTGCCATTGGTGCGATCATAATATAGATGTTATTTATTGGATATCAGAACCATTTTCAATACCTTACTTTAGTCTACTAGATAATAAGTGGCATAAGTATTATCCAGATTTTTTCTTTAAAATGAAAAAGGGAGATGGAACTACACAGGAATATGTAGTCGAAATAAAACCTAAGGCTCAGTTGCAAAAACCAAAAGAACCTAAGAGAAAAACGGCAAAGGCATTAAAAAATTTTAAATATGCATATGAATCATATGTTAGAAATTTATGTAAAACTAATGCTTTAAATAAAATGGCAAAAGAAAGAAATTGTAAAGTAATGTTACTAACAGAAGAATCAAATTTATTTTAATGGCTTTAGAGCATAGATTTACAAATGACCTTAATATTTACCTTACTGAAAGTAAAGGTAGGACTGGTGCATCCAAAAGATCAATTGAAGATATTAAATTAATGGGTGCTAAAAGCAAAGGTTCTTTATTACCAGGTAAGATGTATTGTTTTAATTATTATACAACACAAGAATACTTTTATGATACAAAACCTTTAGTAATAGGTTTAGGCGAATCTGACGATGGACACCAATTAGGTATTAATTTACATTATATGCCGTATGAAGCTAGGATTCCATTTTTAACTGAATTAACAAAAACTTTATTTACTCAAATAGAAGGTAAGAAAGAAGAAGATCCATTAAAAGAAGATCCTATTCCAAGCTTTCAGTGGAAATTTTTAAAAAGAGCACTTGGTACAAAATACAATTTAACATACTGTGTAAGACAGTACAGAATGGATCGAATGAAAAATCCTTATGTGATAGGATATAGTGATTGGTACATTGGAGCAGTAAATAATGAAGATCAATTTTTTGGTGGAAATATAAACCAAGCACAATCATTATACTACAAGAATATATAAAATAATAAAAAATAACAATATGGCAGGTTTTACAGATAGAAGAGGTCCTTTAAGTACAGGTAATCCAGTAAGAAAAATCCTTAAAGATCTTTCTAATTTAGGAATGGCTTATGATGATATGATCATTCGTAATTCTCGTGCAGTAGGATTTACTGAAAATCAAATGGGTTATTCATTTAATCCTATGGGATCTGATAGCGATGATATGTATGGTGCATTTGCTGCACTATCATTAACAGATACTACATTAAAGAAAAACATTGCATTTTTTGATCAAGATTATACAAGAAAAAGAGATCAGCTTAGAACATTTGCAGTACAAGATGAAATAGAAGAAATATTAGATGTAATTACAGATGAGGCTATTGTATTTGATGAATCAAATTTTATGGCTTATGCTGAATTTAATGGTCATATTGGTGAATCTATAGAAGAAGAAATTAGTGATGTATATAATAATATCTACAATTACATTGGTTTTAATGATGCAGTACAGCCTTGGAATTATTTTAGAAAATGGATGATTGATGGTTATCTTGCATTTGAAATAGTTTATAATGATAAACAAACTGAAATTATAGGATTTAAAGAATTAGATCCAATATCATTAATGCCAGGTATTGATTCTGATGATGGTAAAAAAGTTTGGATTCAATATAAAGGTGAAGGCGGAAAAGAAAGACAGTTATGGGATTCACAAATAATATACCTTTCATATTCACAAGTTAATTCTCCAATGAGAATATCATATGTTGAAAGATTAATCAGATCATTTAACTTATTAAGAATAATGGAACACAGTAGAATTATCTGGGCTGTGTCAAATGCTTCATTTAAAACTCAATTTACTATCCCAGTTGGTGGTAAATCTAAAACTAGAGCAAAACAATCATTATCAACATTAATGAATTCATACCGCGAGGTTGTAGATTTTAATTTTGAAAGTGGTGAAATACAAACTAACGGTAAACCAATGATGCCGTTTAACAAAGAATACTGGTTACCTTCAAAGGATGGTGAATCACCAGAGATTCAAACAATTGGTGGTGATGGACCAGATTTAGGTGATACTGAATCTTTAAAATACTTTTCTGATAAATTACAACTTGCATCTAAAATACCATTTTCTAGATTTGATAGAGAAGGTGGTAATACATATGATATGGAAGCAAGTGGTATGTTAAGGGATGAAATTAAGTTTGGAAGGTTTATTTCAAGACTAAGATCAATATTCCAAGAAATATTAGTTAAGCCTGTATATCTTCAAATGTGTCTTAATCATCCAGAATTAAAAAATGACATTGCATTTAAGGCTGGGTTAGGATTGAATTTTATAAAGGATAACGTGTTTGAAGAAATGAAGGAAATGGAACTCCAAACAAAACGTGTTGATTTTATTGGTAATCTAAAAACTCAATTAAGCACAATGAATGCTGAAATGGAAGAAATACCATATTTTGATTTAGGATTCTTAATTAAGAGATATGGTGGATTTACACGTGATGATATCAAAGCAAATGCTCGAGCTAAAGAGCGTGAAGAACTTAGAACTGAAGGTTTTAAAGAAGAGGATATTGAAAAGATACTTTTAGGAGCAAACAAGAAGGATTTTAAGCCTGAGGAAAAAAGTGATGGTATAGATGATGATCCGTTAGCGGATATCTAAAAACTATTAAGAGTTGTAATATATAAATCAAATTAATACTAGAAAGATGTCTAATAAGAAACTTTTAATTCTAGAAAGATCTAAGTCTAATTTAAGTATGACTAAAGATGCCGATGGCTCTGTTGTACTTGAAGGAGTATTTACTGAGATCGGAGTAAAGAATAAAAATAATAGAATTTATGAAGAAGCTGAAGTACTTCCTCATATTAAAGAATTACAGGAAAAGGTAAAAACTAACAAACTGTTAGGTGAACTTGACCACCCTAAGGATTTTGATATTAGTTTATCAAATGTATCTCATGTTATCGAAGATTTAAAATACGATGAAGCAAAGAAACAAGTATTAGGAAGAATAAGATTACTAAATACGTCAAAAGGTAAAGAAGCTCAAGCATTAATAGAAGATGGTATTCCATTGCATATTTCTAGTAGAGCTGCTGGTACTGTTGATGAGGCTGGTAAAGTTAAGATTAAAAAATTCTTTACATATGATTTAGTTGCTGATCCAGGATTTGAAAATGCTGAGTTATCTAAAGTAAATGAATCTTATGGCTTCGGAGATACTGAAGGTTTATACATTTATGAAATGGCTGAAACTGAAGATGAAATAAATAAAACAAATAAAACAGATCTAACAATGGAAAATAACTCAGGAAACTTTGTAACCGTTGAGGATTTCAATAAGTACACCGAATATGTAAAGAATACATTAGACGGTGTTAAGGAATCTGCAAATTCAAACAGTGATGAACTAATTCAAAAATTAGTTAATTATACTGAGCATATTGCAGAGAAAGTAAATCAGGTAACTGATTATACTGAATACTTATCAGAAAACCTTGACAAAAGTATCTCTTACTCTGACTACTTAGCAGAGAATGTAGATAAAATTAAAAACTACTCTTCTTACTTAGGTGAAGAACTAGATAAGACTATTCAATATTCTGAACATGTTGCTGAACAAGCAGACAAAGGAATTCAATATTCTAATTATTTAGGAGAAGCTTTAGAAAAAGGAATTGAATATTCTGAATATGTTGCTGAAAAGGTAGATCAAAATATTGCTTACTCTGAATATCTTGGAGAAGGTTTAGACAAATCTATTAAATACTCTGAGTATATTGCTGAAAATGCAACTACTATTAATGCTAAAGCAATTAATGAATCTACAGTTAATGAATATGGTAAAATGAAAGAAGGCTATACTCCAACTTTGGAAGAAGTTTCTAAATGTATGGGAGAAGGAATGAAATACGAACAAGTATGTGAACAATATCCTGATGCTGACAAAGGTGCAATAAAAGAAATGTGTGATAAGTGTATGCATGAGGAATCTAAATCTTATAAAGATACTATTAGTGAAAAATTAGGAAACTTAATTTCTAAAGCAGAAACTAAAAATCTTTCTGAAATGCACTTTATGAATTTCCTATCAGAATCTAAAAGAAATCAATTTGATTCTTTAGAAGATAACAAAAAAGCTTTATTAGTTGAATCAATGAACAAAGATTCTATTATGTCAACTATGCAAGCTGAAAACGTTTGGGATTCATGTTTTATTACTGAAAGAAAGGCAATTAATTTTATTAATGATATGCCATCAAAATATTCTGATAAATGGAATTCTCTTTCGGAAAATAGAAAAGAACAAATTATTGCTGAATCTAAATTCCATTCTTTAGGTACTCCTTATGCTATTAACAATTTCTGGCAGACAAGAGATCTAAGAAACACTCAAATGAGTTTAGAATCAATCAATGAAAGTAAAACTGCTGGTGAATCTGCTGCTGTAAAAGCTGAACCATTATTAAATGAAAGCTTCTCTGCAGACTTAATCAACAAAATGAAATTCAGATTAGGTAGATAACTTAATCTAAACAATATTAATCGAATAGCTAAGAAGAAAAGAGCTCAGGCGATTATAAAACGAAACATAAAAGATATGTTTCACAAAATGCGAAAAATAATTTTAAATAATGTACGCAAATCAATTAATCAATGAGGCTGAGGTTCAAAAGACTTGGGGACCTGTTATTGAGGAAAGTACTGGAATTACTGAAAAATCTAAGTTAGCTTGGATGTCTAAGTATTGCCATTACCATAACCTTAATGAAAGTGTTTACAATACTGTACACCTTAACCCGAACATGAATGTTCAAAGTATGGGTAACGCAACATTACCAGGAAATCCTGGATCAATGAATGCATTCCCTGCACAAGTAACTGGATCTGGTGACAGACCTTTTTCTTTGTTACCACTTGCAATGCAAGTAGCAGCACAGACTGTAGGTTTAGACTTAGTTCCTGTAGTACCAATGCAAGGCCCAATGGGCGTTTTAACTTACCTAGACTTTGTTTATGGTGGAGGTAGAACAACTGGAGCTCCACTAACTGGAGGTCAAGACGTAGTAGGTACTTCTTTACTAATTAAAGTTAATGCAATTCCTGCTGTAGGTACTGCAACAAACTTTACAGTAAATGACATCATCTATTGTACTGCATCTGGTGTAGTTGCAACAAATGGTGCTTCTTACGAATTAACTTTTGTAGGTTATTCTAGAATCGATGGTTTAGCTATCTTTAGAGTAAGATCATCAACTGCTGCAATCAACGCTGCTGGATTTAATGGTATAGCAAATACATTTACCCAAGGTGGTGAAGGTGCTGCTGAATCAATTTACGTAGCAATTGTTGCTGGTGGTAATTTCTTTAGATCTGGTGCTGCTGGATGGCCTGCTGCTCCTGCTGCTGGTGCAACTCGTGCTGCTGTAGCTGGTTTTGCTGGTGCTGTCCAAACGGGTGGTGTAGGTTCTGCAACTATGGGAATCGCTGGTACTTTCCAAACTGCTGCAAACGGTGGTTCTGGTTTAGGACATGTTAAAGCGTTAGAAGATCATATTACTGGTTTTTCTGGTAATGCTTTTCAACCAACTAACAACCCTGCTGCTGGTGCTCCTGGTTTTGCAACTGAGAGTATGAACAGTAACGATCCTTACCTTAGAGGTGTAGGTGAATCAACTGTTGATAACATAATGGGATTAACTTTATTTAACAAATCTGTTGCCGCTGATACTTTCCAAGTAGCTGCTGGTGTAACTAGAGAACAAGTTCAAGATCTGAAGCAATTCGGTATTGATGCTGTAGCTCAAGTTGAAGCAGTATTGGTAAATGAGTTAACTCAATCTATCAACAAATACATTCTAGACAGAATATTTAGAAACGGTGTAACAAACGCTGTTAATACTCAAGCTGTCTCAGGTACTGTTTTATCAGAAGCATTTACTGCTGCTGCTGCACCTGTCGCGAATGCTGCCCTACCTTTAGGACCTAACAACGTCAACAATGCTATTGCAACTGTTGCTGTTCTAGGTGCTGTAACTGCTGGTGGTGGTAATACACAAGGAACTCTACAACGTAGAATCTATACTAAAATTCTTGCTGCAAGTAACTTAATTGCTACTAGAGGAAGAAGAGGACCTGCAACGTTTGCAGTAACAGGTGGAGAAATGGCAACTGCTCTTCAATCTGTAGCTGGATTTATTGCATATCCGTTATCTAATACAGTTAACCAAGCTGGTGGATCTTTATATCCAATCGGTGCAATTGCTGGGGTAACAATTTATGTA